ATTCCTGACTCATGTGAAGAACGGGAAAAGGATCAACATGAGCTAGAGCTTGTTCACGGATTAAAGTGGTCAGATAAAGATTACGCAAAAGCCTTTAAAGATGGGTAAATGGCAGAAGCATCTTGCTTGTAAAGAGTGTGGCTCTTCAGATGCTAATACCTTATACGAAGATGGATCTCATTGGTGCTATAGCTGTCATACCTACACACCTAGAGACAAAGAAGAAAAAGGAGATAACAACAGTATGTCTACATCTATAGCAAGTTCGGTACGAGGTCAATTTGAACAAACCTCTCTCAAATATGTGACAGATCTTAAATTGTCTGCATTGACAGACAGAGGAATAACTCTTGAAACCTGTAAGAAATACGGTGTTAAAATAAGCACTAATGATGACGGTGAAATAACTCATCATCAATATCCCTACTACGACAAACATAACTCTCTTGTAGCGTATAAAATAAGAGAAGTAGCTACAAAGAACTTCCGTACTTCAGGTGAATGGCACGTTACTGGACTGTTTGGACAGCATCTTTTTAATAGTTCTGCTAAGTTTGTAACAGTTTGTGAAGGTGAACTGGATGCAATGGCAGCACATCAGATGCTTGGAAACTATCCTGTTGTGTCTATTCGTAACGGTGCAGGATCAGCTTTAAAAGATTGTAAACGTTCCCTTCAGTTTCTTGACAGCTTTGACAATGTTGTGTTGTGTTTTGACTCTGATGATGTTGGACGTAAAGCGGCACAAGAAGTAGCTGACTTATTTTCGCCGGGAAAATGCCACATTCTTACAACTGCTTTGAAAGATCCTTGTGACTACTTAGTCCAACGAAAAACAAAAGACTTTGTTTCGGAATGGTTTAACAACAAGAAAAAATATGCTCCTGATGGCATCATTTGTATTACTGACATGTGGGATACATTAACACAACGTGAAGAAATTATTTCAGTTGACTACCCGTGGTCTGCTACGCAACGTCTGACTTACGGAATGAGGATTGGAGAATTATGTACATTTGCAGCAGGAACAGGTGCAGGTAAAAGTACAACTGTTCGTGAACTTGCTTATCATATTCTAATGAAAAGTCCTTACAACATAGGTATGTTGTTTCTTGAAGAAAGTGTAAAACGTACAGGTCTGGCTCTTCTTGGTATCCATGCAAATAAACCAATGCATCTTCCAACTTGTGAGTATACTCAAGAAGAATTTAAAGAAGCTTTCGATGCTGTTAGTATGGACAGACGTGTGTTTCTATTTGACCACTTTGGATCTTGGGGAATAGATCAGTTACTTTCCCGTGTCCGGTTCATGGCAAAAGGTATGGATTGTAAGTTTATATTTCTTGATCATATTTCTATCATTGTTTCTTCTCAGGAGTTTGGAGATGAACGCCGTGCTATAGATGAAGTAATGACCAAGCTTCGTATGCTTGTACAGGAGCTTAACATCCATCTTGGTATCGTTACTCATCTTAAACGAGTAGCTAATGGTGGACATGAAGAGGGACATCATGTATCACTGAGTCACTTACGCGGAAGTCAGGGTATAGCTCAGTTGTCAGATATGGTTCTTGGATTGGAACGTGACTCACAAAATGCTGATGAACTTATACGCAATACAACATTGGTACGAGTTTTAAAGAACAGGTTCAGTGGTGATACAGGGCCAGCATCATACTTGAGATACGACAGGAAAACTGGCCGACAGACTGAACTAGATCCTGCTGAACTTGAAGAAGAAGAAGAAGAAGGTAACGAAGATACTGATACCAATTCAGAAATGTTTAACAATATTATGGAAAACTAAATTGAGACTTGTACTAGACATAGAAACAGATGACCTTGATGCTACTTGTATTCATGTAGTTGTTTGTAAGAATATTGATACTGGAAAGGTACGTTCTTTTAAAGAGTGGGAAAAGAACAAACTTCAATCGTATCTTGACTCTACAGAACAGCTTATAATGCATAACGGTATTTCATTTGATCTTCCGATATTAGAAAGGTTATGGGGAATTTCCTTTCCTTACAACAAGGTCATCGATACTCTTATAATAAGTCAACTAAACAATCCAATACGAGATGGTGGTAACAGTCTGGAAAACTGGGGCAACATTCTTGAATTTCCAAAGATGGCTACTCCTACATCTTTCAAGGTATACACCCCACGAATGCAGCTTTATTGTGAGCGTGATGTAGCTGTTACAGAAAAGGTTTACCACCATCTCCGTTCTACTATGAAAGAATGGTCACGTCATTCTGTTAAACTGGAACATACTGTACGAAGACTTATTGATATCCAAAAAACAAATGGATTCTTTATAGACAGAGAAAAGGTACAGCTTCTTATTGCATCTTTGTCTGATGAAAGTGGAGATCTTGAAGATCATCTTGTTGAAGTATTTGAACCAACACTAAAAAAACTTAAAACTAAAACAAATATAATTCCATTTAATCCACAGAGTCGTAAGCAAATTGGAGAACGTCTTGTTAAACGTGGATGGAAGCCTACACAATTTACAGAAAAGACAGGTCTTCCTGTTATCAACGAAGCAACTCTTAAAGAATGTACATTACCGGAAGTGAAACACATACAGAAATATATGTTGCTTAACAAACGTACTTCTCAAATCGCTTCTTGGGTAAAAGCAATCAACCTAGATACAGGACGTGTACATGGTAACGTTATTACAATAGGTGCTGTAACAAATCGTATGAGTCATAACTCACCAAACATGGCTCAAGTACCAGCTTCTTACTCACCATACGGAAAGGAATGTCGTGAATGCTGGACAGTGGAAGATGCTGACAACTACCGTTTGGTAGGAGTTGATGCGTCAGGGTTAGAACTACGCTGTCTGGCTCACTACATTAATGATACAAACTATACAAAGGAAATACTGGATGGTGATGTCCACACTGCTAATCAAAGAATGGCAGGATTACAAACACGGGATCAGGCAAAGACTTTTATATACGCTTTTCTTTATGGTGCTGGGCCAGCCAAGATTGGATCTATTGTTAACAAAAGTGCAGGAGCAGGTCAGAATTTAATTACAAAATTTCTTAAAGCAATGCCCAAACTATCTCATTTTCGGGAACGTACCATAATAGAAGCTGAAGAAACCGGAATGATGAAAGGTCTGGATGGAAGATACTTTCATAGTAAAAGCACACACTCAGCAGTCAACACGCTGCTACAAGGAGCAGGTGCTATCATATGCAAGGAATGGTTATGTCACATAACTAACCGAATGTATGAAAAAGGAATAGATGCCAAAGCAGTTGCCAACATACATGATGAAGTACAGTTTGAAGTACGCAAAAAAGATACAGAAGAGTTTTGTACGTTGTCAAAACATGCAATGAAAGATACTGAAGAAAGTCTTAACGTACGCTGTCCACTGGATAGTGAAGCAAAGGTTGGATTAAACTGGGCGGAAACACACTGACATGTCTTATATAAACACAGATAAAAGAAAAGCTGCTAGAAAAATATGGTGGGAAAAAAACGGACATAAGTATAAACCAACACTTAATAACCGTAGACGTGAGCGTAGATATGAAAATAAAATAAGAGCTATTGAATACAAAGGAGGAATGTGTGAACATTGTAAACAAATCTTTGAATATGCCCGTACTTATGATTTCCACCATCCAGATCCTACCCAAAAAGATGTTTCTTTAGGATCTGGATCTAGTATATTTAAACGGTCTTGGGAAAAGATAAAACCTGAAATTGACAAATGTATTCTTCTTTGTGCAAACTGCCACAGAGTTGAACATGCTAAATGGGATAGTGATAAAACGATATGATAGATGAAGTAATTATAAAACCTGAATGGATTAAAGACGCTACGTCTAAATCTGATTCGTTAGGAGTCCTTAATAATTCTATTTCAAAAGGAAAAGGAAATATTCTTGGATTTATTGGTGAATATTCGGCACTGTCTTTATTAAAAGATGGTCACATGTCAAATACTTATGACTACGATATTAAGACTCCTACAAGTACTATTGATGTAAAGACAAAGAGAACCCGTGTAAAGCCCCAACCTCATTACATGTGTTCTATTGCAGCTTACAATACAAAGCAAAGATGTAGTCACTATGTATTTGTAAGAATGCTTTCAGACTACAGTAAATGTTGGGTATGTGGATGGATAGAAAAGGAAAAGTATTTTGACGAAGCGAAGTTTCTGAAACGAGGAGAGGAGGATGGTGATAACGGATATATTGTAAAAGCAGACTGTTACAACTTACCGATAGAAAAACTTCACGATATTGAATTTTTTTCTTGACAGACAATTCTGCGTTGTTTACGGTAGTTTTAGTTTGAAACTTAATTGAAACTTATTGAAAAAGGAAATAAAAATATGCCAGTAATTTCTGGAAAAGCTTATTGGGCTTTTATTGATACTCCCCGTACCTCTCCGCTTGACCCGGATAAACCACGTTACTCTGTGGATATTGGTAACCTTGATAAATCAAATATCAAGATTGCTAAAGATCTTGGAATGAATGTAAAGAGTGACGATCCTGATTCGGGTAAAGCAAATGCAGGACAACGTGAAAAGTATCTCACGTTACGTGCATACGGTACGGATTTTGACGGTAATCCTAAGCCTCGCATCCCGTTGGTAGATACATCTAATCATCAGCTTGAAGAAAAGATGTATCGACGGTTGGGAAATGGATCTGATATTAATGTCAAGTTCCATTCAAAGACAACCAAATCCGGGTTTGTTCAGTTTCATCTTGATGCCATACAGGTTGTTAAGATGCTTGAATATGATCCACCGGAAGATGACGAGGAACAGGATGTTACTTTTGATGTAGTCAAAGATGGCTATAAAGCTAAAGTAGCTGAAGACGTTCCCTTTTAATTAGTCCACTTTCCATAAACTCAGAGGTGATAGCAGCCATGACTACTCGTAACTTATCCACAATAACACAAGATTTTCAATCTTTATGGGACAACGCTGTTGCTCCTTGCAGCGAAGACCTGAAAGTATTTTGTGATAATGTGGGTGCTGCTATCACCTCCTCTTTTTTAGATCAGAAAAAAGAAAGAACTGTATTAAGAATGTCCAATATTGGCAAACCTTTCCGCCAATTATGGTATGAAACTCATTACCCTAAAATAAATGAAGAAAACAGAAATGAATATAGCCTACAGCTAAAGTTTCTGTATGGTCATATTCTGGAAGAACTGCTTGTTCTCCTTCTTAAAACTTCAGGACACTCAGTAGAGGAGCAACAAAAAGAACATGACATAGATGGTGTTAAAGGTCATCAGGATGCACGGGTAGATGGAGTACTTGTTGATTTTAAATCTGCTTCAGGAAGATCCTTTTCAAAGTTTAAGAACCAAAGAATTGTTGACGACGATCCATTTGGATATATAGGACAAATATCAGCATACGCTTCTGCTAACAATGATAAAGAAGCTGCTTTTATTGTTATAGATAAACAGTCAGGCGAAGTAACAGTAATGCCTCTTCATAGCTTGGAGATGATAGATCCTGAAAAAAGAATACAGGATTTAAAAGAAGCTTTGTCTAAGAATGTTCTGCCTGAGAAGTGTTACTCTTCTGTGCCTGATGGACAGTCAGGTAACTTAAAGCTTAACTACAACTGTAACTGGTGCAGGTTTAAGTTTGACTGTTGGGAAGATTCAAATAATGGTAAGGGGTTACGTGGTTTTAAATATGCCAACGGTACTCGCTATCTCACACACGTTGAAAAGGTTCCAAATGTCCCAGAACTTACGCCCACGTTTTAGATCTAAGTTTGAAGAACTAGTATATGAAGATACCTTGTACAGGGAAATTTCTGCTGATTACGAACCATACAAGATTGAATATACAGTTCCTGAAAAAACAAGAAGATACACTCCTGACTTTATTTTAAAAAATGGAATTTGTATTGAGTGTAAAGGATGGTTTCCTTTAAAAGATAGAAAGAAAATGATATTTGTACGAAGTTCTAACCCTACTCTTGACATTAGATTCATTTTTATGGATGCTGACGTTAAGATAAGAAAGGGAAGTAAAAAAACTATTGGTATGTGGGCTACTGACAATGAGTTTATGTGGGCCAGAGAAACCATACCTCAAAGCTGGGTAAATGAAAAAGAAAACATACATAAAGAACGAACCCACAAAGATGTCCATCATTGTCTCTACCTCAAAGGGGCTTATGGAGAGTACTCATGGATCTGAAACATCTGTGTCAGTTTACACTCATGGAGATTCGTGGGCTTCCTTTTCACAAAGGTATTTAGTTAATGAAGAACAGGAAGAAAGAAAAGAGAGTAGCCCGGAACGTGTTATGTTTATAGCAGTGTTCCTTCAATCTCTTTTGGATGCAACTAAACCAGAGTATGAAGGGGAACCTCGTTCTTCTCAAGCAAATCGTACAAGTGCAGTCAAATGGTTTACAGTTCCAGCTTGTGTAACAGCTTCAACATTTGAACCTATTTGTGAACTGGCAGGAATTGATCCTGACTATGCACGGAAATATTTCAGGATGGTAATGGATGGAGAAAGGGAATTTACATACAGAAGAATTAACATTCTGTTAAATTCATCGAAGACATGACTAATCAAAAAGAATTAGAGAAAGATCAAATTATTTTACAAAAGGATCTCCATAAACTTATTTCTCCTTATGTAAGACCTGATGAACCTAAATCTTCATTGATGGCATCTGGCACATTACTTGCTACTTCTATTCATCTTTATATAGCTCTGTATAAGGACGATGAAGTTATTAAAACTATATTGGAGAATGCCAAAGAGTCTCTTTCTCAACTACGGGAATCTACACATCAACAATTTCACGCTACAACTTTACATTAAAAGGAAGTATCTATGTTTATTGCATTTACTATAATTTCGTCCTTGCTCTTTGTTTCGGATAAGAGTACATACTTTGACAAGGTTCAGAAACAAACGGATGCTGGAGCGGAGTGGAACTACGTAGGACAAACTGCTGCTGATCCAACTTCTGAACAGATCTTTACCTTTCCGTCAGAGAAAGGATTAAAAACAATTTTGTTTAAATTAAAATAATATGGTTGTACTTCAGAGAGACTTACAAAAGGAGCATAAACAAATGGTGGAAGACAACGTTAATAACCCATCCCATTATACTCAAAAGAATATAGAAGCTATCCGTGCTATTGAGGC